TCTTGATTTCCCAATCACACCACACCAAGCTGCTTTATGTATGGCGTTGGTCAAGGTTTCTAGGCTTACTGAAACTCCAGATCATTACGACTCAGTTAAAGACTTTATCGCCTACGGAGCTATCTATAGGACAGTGCTCGAAGCAGTCCAAGACCAAGATTTTGAATGGAAGGAATAATGTTTAACCTAGACAATTATGAAACAGTAGAATCGAGATTGGAAAAATGGCATGAGAAATACCCTGATAATCGTATCGAGACTGAACTCATTGAAGCGACTGAAAAGCGGTTCGTTGTATTCGCCAAGATCTTTAAGACTGAAGCAGATCCTAAGCCATGTGCAACTGGGCTCGCATTTGAGGTCATTACGGAAAAGGGTGTTAATAGCACATCTGCATTGGAGAATTGTGAAACTTCAGCGATCGGTCGTGCGCTCGCAAATGCTGGTTTCGCAGCTAAAGGCAAACGCGCTTCACGAGAGGAAATGGCTAAGGTAAATAATGCCGAGCCAAATCAATACGAAAAGAAATTACAAGAAAGGCGTTACGGAGCGCCAGGAACTAAATCAGCAGCAATTGAGGATGCACTGAGAGCTTCATTTGCAGTAGAGAATAAAGTCGATGATCCGCAACAATGGTCTTTATCTGAAGCTGTTGATGCGATTGGTAAATCAACACCAAATCCACCGCCTGAGTGTGAACATGGCATGATTTTGAAGCAAGGCGTGTCTAAAGGTGGTAAGCCGTATTATGGCTATGTTTGCAAGGGATCTAACAAAGACCATGCTATCTGGGCAAAAATGACTGCTAAAGGATCTTGGTATTTTGAGGGGGTTCAATAGTGGGATACATAGCATTTATTAATGGCAAGGGCATTCAAGTTGTCTTGGATGATAATGGCGTTCATCTTGAGGAATCAATTATCAAATGCGAAGCATGCGATGATGATCGAGTTTTCAAGGATGGCACATGTTTTAGATGTCATGAATTGATTAATCGTGATGCTTTATAATCACACAAGCGCTGGTGATGAGTTTTTTACTCCAAAGTTTATATTTGATGCATTGAGCATCGAGTTTGATTTGGATGTAAGCTCACCAGTGGATTTAATTACAAATGTGCCAGCCAAGCATAGATTCACAAGCGAGCAGGATGGCTTGGCGCAAAAGTGGTTTGGTAATGTATGGATGAATCCACCGTATAGCAATCCAACGCCTTGGGTTGATAAGTTCATAGAGCATGCCCAGGGCATCGCATTACTGCCTTTTACAAAAGGTAAATGGTGGTTTAAAATGTGGAATACTTGCTCTGCGATATTACCTATTGCTCATGATTTAAAGTTTGAAAAACCAGATGGCACATTCAAACCTATTACATTCAATGTGGCTTTATACGCAATGGGGGCTGACAATGTAAGGTCTTTGCGAAAAGTAGCTTGGCACGCTGTTAAATGACTCAATTTAAGTGTAATGGCTGCGCTCGCAAGACTGAGTTCCTATGGCTTGATGCGATAGACATGCCTGATGGATTTAAGGTTTATCAATGTATGGATTGCGGATGTGTAGGTGTTAAGAATATAACTGAGCAGATAGATCGAATACCGGACACAAAGATAACCAGGTGTGTTAGTTGTGGGGCTTGGCAGTTTGAATCTAAACCCTGTCATACTTGCTTATTGATTGGAGAATATGATGCCAACATATGAATACAGCTGCAAAGAATGCGGCACTTATGGATCAGTTCATCGAACCTACAAAGAGGATGATGGCGGTATGAATTGTCCTAAATGTGGGCTAGATATGATAAGAATCTACTCAACAGTAGGCTTAGTCTTTAAGGGCGAGGGATGGGCTGGTAAAAGCAAATGAGTGAAGCAGGTTATTCAGACACTTGGTTGGATGAGGATGATTACAGGATAGTGACATGCCGTCTGACCTGCGGTTTTGCTCGATGAGGTTGACACATGCTGTATGCTCTAGTCGCATTGGCTCTCAAAGCCAAAACGCGAGCCCGAAGGCATCGCTCGCGAGGTGCATGCTAGTTGGGATCGCTCTATTTGTAGCACAATTCATTAGCTTTGAAAAAGCTGTATCTCAAGAACTAAGAGTTAATACATTAAAGCAAATTACATTTCATAAGATGGATTATTCATTTAAAGAATTCTATTGTTTAGATGAGTTATTACATAAAGAATCAAGATGGAACTACAAAGCCAAGAATCCTAAGTCAAGTGCATTTGGCCTATTTCAAATGATAGGTAATAAAGAGCAAGATCCAATTAAACAGATTGATAAAGGCTTACGCTATATTGAGCATAGGTATTCAGGTTCAGCTTGCAAGGCGCTCGCTCATCATAAACTTAAAGGATGGTATTGATGTCTAAGTCTGCAATAGGAACTAGACAATGGAATGACAAGATCAGACCACGCATACTTGCAAGGGATAACAATACTTGCTTCTATTGTGGACAATACGGAGATACTGTCGATCATTTAATTCCGAGAAGGCTGGAAGGTAATGATAGTGATGATAATTTAGTTTGTGCCTGCCGTAAATGTAATTATTCGAAGGGTGGGCGCTTTTTTGTGAGCCGACGGAGACCACCGACCCCCCTTTCCTTTTCTAACCCACAAAACACCTCGATCGCCCACGATCAGACCGGATCGCTTTGAACAAGTTTGAAAAAGATTTGATCGATTCAATTCAGGCTCAATCACAATTAGGAGGTGTGCAAACTCCGCGTATTTGCTCTAAACTCAACGATCTGCCGTCTAAAGGTCATGAAATGATTGAGTTTGCAGCTGAGATCAACCTCCAGCTTATGGAATGGCAAAAGTTCGTCTGTATTCATGGCCACAAAATCCGACCAGATGGTAGATGGGCTCATTCTGAGCTTGGGCTAATCATGGCCAGACAACAGGGTAAGTCAACTTTAATGATGCTCAGGATTTTGACAGGAATGTATGTTTGGCATGAGGGTCTGCAATTGGCCTCAGCTCATAGACTTACAACCTCACTTGAAACCTTTAGACAGATAGTTACCCATATTGAGCAAAATGACAAATTGGCAAGTGAAGTTAAAAAGATACGATGGCAACATGGTGCAGAAGAAATTGAATTAAAAGGCAATAGGAGATTTGTGGTAAAGGCTGCCAACAATGCAGCTAGAGGTTTATCTAAACCTGAAACAATCCATTTAGATGAATTAAGAGAATACAAAGATGAAGATGCTTGGTCATCAATGCGTTACTCAATGATGGCTGCCAAGAATCCGCAGGTATGGATCTATTCTTCAGCCGGAGATCAACATTCTGTAATCCTCAACAAATTACGCGAGAGGGCGTTGGCTTCAGCTACGACCAACGATCCGATTGGTTGGTTTGAGTGGAGTGCTGAACCAGATGCGCCAATTCTAGATCCGTCAACTGGCGATATTAACTGGCCTGCATTTGCTCAAGCCAACCCATCACTAGGCATAACAATTCACCCAGATAATTTAAGAGCTGTAATAAATGATCCACCCGATATTGTTAGAACTGAAGTTTTAGCCCAATGGGTAGATACAATCAATTCTGCTATTGATGCTCAAAAGTGGGAAATGTGTAAAGTTGATCCAATTCCGTTAGATCCGGAAAAGCCTACTTGGTTTGGTTTAGATCTTAGTCCGGATCGTAAATTTGCAGCTCTTACTGCTACCCAAAAATTACCAGGAGAAAAGTTCAACTTAGTTTTACTTCATACTTGGTCAAATGATTATTCAATCAATGATTTAGCGGTTGCAAACGATATTGCACCTTATGTAAGAAAATATAATGTTCAGACTGTCGCTTATTCCAAAAGGACTGCACAAGCCGTCGCGAGTCGGTTAGTTCCTGCTGGAATTCCCATTACAGACATGGATGGGGCGATATATGCTGAAAGTTGTGATCGGTGGTTAGGCGCAATCAATTCCCATCGATTACAGCATGGGGGTCAAGAGGAATTGACTCAGCAAACACTATCCGCTGCGAAACTGCCCTATGGGGATGGGTCATGGATCATCGGAAGGCGTGCAAGTAGAGTCGCAGTTTGTGCAGCTGTGGCATCTGCTTTAGCAACCTATTTTGCAACACAGGTAGAAACGGAAGTT